ACCAGCTCAGAGGTTGTCTCCCCAAAATAAAATAGGGGGGACCTCAGAAGAGCAGCTTCCCATCCGGTGACAACTCATATCTTCTCGGCGTTGAGTCTCCGAAGTGGTCTTTGTTGTGACAGTCCTGACATAGTGCCTCGAGGTTGTCGAAGCTCAGGCTTATACTCGGATCTTTGTAGTTCGCCTCATTCAAGTAAGTCTTGTGGTGAACTATCCTCGCAGGCTCGTAGATTCCTCGAGCTTTACATCGCTCGCAGAAGTAGCCAACCTTCTGAAGATATGCTGTTCGGCATCGCTCCCACTCTGTCGAACGATAGAAGTCATTATCTATCGACCTCATGATTTTTTCTTCCTGTAATATCCATAACTGTCGAACAAATATAAAGGCTCGAAGCCCGGATATCTCTGCATAAAGATGCCATGAGTCAGATCGTCCTGGATATGTCTCTCATAGATATTCCCGTAAATAGCAGCCTGCTTGTATAGATACGGAACAGCGACGATGATCTCGTCAGCTCTGTTGTAAGCATAGGCCAGAACCGCCTGAGCATCTTCGACACTCATGTGTTCAATGACATCCCCGAAGATGATCAGATCATACTTCCCATATGTGAAGCCTCTGATGTCCTCGTTAAAGACATTCACATACTTCTTCTTGAGTTCGTGTATAACGATATTCGGTTCATAGATCTCAATGGCATCCATAGCCAGATGATTCTTCAGCAAGTCATACCAGATCCCGTCACATGCTCCGACATCAAGACAGACTGAACCCTTCGGAATCGTGTTGACAATATAATCTCTGACTGCTGGCTTCCCAGTTGTGAACGAACTCATATATCTTAGCCTCCCGTCGCATAGTTCCGTGACCGACCAGCCACGGAACCACGAGACATTGACCAAAATGAGACAAAGCTCATCTGACCGCATAAATAAAAAACCTCTCAACTAAGTCGAGAGGAAAAGAGATCCAGTAACAATCATTTATCTGTTACTATCTTCTTTGATTATATTGATTTCTTTCTATG